CACCGAAAAGGCGGCTTAAGCTAAGGATGAACCGGAATAATGACCAACGTCATCGACGCCCCCATCGTCACCCGCCTATCGCTCAACCCCGAACGCGTGCTTGAAGCCGCCCTCGGCAAGCTGAGCGATGTAGTCATCATTGGCTACACGCATGATGGCAAAGAGTACTTTGCATCGTCCGAAGCCAACGGCGCGGAAGTGGTGTGGCTGTTGGAGCGGGCTAAGCTTCAGCTCTTGCGCATGGGGGACGGCGACAATGCCTCTTAAGCGCGGTTCATCCAAGGCAACAGTGAGCGCCAACATTCGTACGGAAATGGCGGCGGGCAAACCGCAAAAGCAAGCGGTGGCCATCGCTCTCAGCAAGGCTGGAAAGAAGAAGAAGTGATCGAGTTTGACCCTTTCGATTTGCCAACGCAGAACCGCGCCGAGAACGACCGGCGGCACGCTGTCGCCTTGGATCGGCGAGCAGAGGCTGAAGACTGGCAATGGCTGATGACCAGCAAAAAGGGCCGGCGCATCATGCGAGACCTGATTGATCACTGCGGCGTGGCGCGGTCTTCGTTTGCCAGCGGCAACGAAACCTTCTACCGAGAAGGTAAAAGGGCTGTCGGGTTGTATGTGCTGCGCCAGGCTTGGACGCACGCGCCTGCGGCCTGCTTGGAGATGCTGAAAGATGAGTAATGTCCCCAAAACCTTGATGACGGCGGCTGAGGCCAATGCATCGACGGAAGCCCCCGCCGCTGAGACGTCGGCGACGGAGGCACAGCAGCCGGTCCCCCCCGGTGACACGCCGCCTGCGGAAAACCAGCCCGCAGAAACCGGCGAAGAGGTCAACTATGCGTTCCAGTTTGCCGAGGGTCTAGAGGTTGATCCGACCTCGCTTGATGACCTGAAGACCCTGGCCAAAGACCTCAAGTTGCCAATGGACCAGGCGCAGAAGATCGCTGATCTCGGAGCCAAGCAAGCCCAGCGATGGGCCGAGGCGCAAGAGCAGGCGATCAAAGACGCCACAGCCCAGTGGATCGAGCAGGTGAAGGCGGACAAGGAAATCGGCGGCGAGGCCAATCTCGCTGTCGCCAAGACCGCTCTGAGCCAGTTTGGCACCCCTGAGTTGACAGCGCTGCTTAACGAAAGCCGGCTAGGAAATCACCCGGAAGTCATCCGGTTTTTCCTCAAGGTCGGCAAAGCAATCGGTGACGACGCTGTGATCCCCGGTTCCCGCACGACCAATCGTGCGGCTGATCCGGCCCGGCGTATGTATGACAATAGCAACCTCGCATAAGGACTAAGCCCCATGGCAACCCTCTCTACCATTCACCCCACGCTGATGGACGTGGCCAAGCGCCTCGATCCTGACGGCAAGATCGACACCATCGTCGAAATCCTGGCCGAGACCAACGAGATCCTCGAGGACATGGTCTGGATGGAAGGCAACCTTCCGACCGGCCACCGCACTACGATCCGCTCCGGCCTGCCGGCCCCGACGTGGCGCAAGCTCTATGGCGGCGTCCAGCCGACCAAGAGCCGCACCGTGCAGGTCACGGACACCTGCGGCATGCTTGAGGCGTATGCCGAAGTGGACAAGGCTTTGGCTGACCTCAACGGCAACACGGCGGCTTTCCGTCTCAGCGAAGACCGCGCGCATATCGAGGGCATGAACCAGGAGTTTGCGTCCTCGCTGTTCTATGCGTCGGAAGCCACCGCGCCTGAGGAAATCACGGGCTTCGCCCCGCGCTTCAACCTCTCGACGGCGGAAAACGGGGAGAACGTCATCCGCCAGGGCAATGCTCAGCCTGACGGCAATGACAATGCCTCGATCTGGCTCATCTGCTGGGGCGAGAACACTTGCCACGGCATCTACCCCAAAGCGTCTGTCGGCGGCTTGCAGATGGCCGACAAGGGCCAGGTGACCATCGAGAATATCGACGGCTCTGGCGGGCGCATGGAGGCCTACCGCACCCACTATCGTTGGGATTGCGGCCTGTCCGTGCGTGACTGGCGGTACGTCGTCCGCATCCAATACAACAGCGAAGATCTCGTTGGCGATGCGGCGTCCGGCCCAGACCTTCTGGACCTCATGACGCAAGCGCTTGACGTGCCTCCGTCGCTTACCCTGGGCCGTCCGGCGTTCTACATGAACCGCCGCGCTCGTTCCTTCCTGCGTCGCCAGATGCTCGAGAAGGTAGCGGGCTCGACCCTCACGATGGAACAGATCGGCGGCAAGCTGGTCATGGCTTTCGCTGGCATTCCCGTGCGTCGCTGCGACGCCCTCCTCAACACCGAAGCCGGCGTGGCCTAATAGCAGCCGCTTAGGAGATACGACAATGATTATGGACGAGAGACTTGAATTTGCTGACAATGTGTCGGTGGCGGCCACGGCTGGCACTGCTTTGATCGGCGACGTGATCGACCTCGGCTCGACCACCTCGGATATCGGCAATGGTGAGCCGTTGTTTCTGGTGATCAAGACCGGCGCGACCGAGATCATCACTGGCGGTTCTGCCGGCACGATTCGTTTTCAGCTTGTTTCTGACGCTGCTGCGGCGATCGCCACGGACGGAACCGCCACGGTGCATTTCGACACCGGCACGATTGTCACGGACGACGCTGCGGCAAACAGCGCTCTCCTGAACGCTGGCGCTACGATCGCCATGGTGGCTTTGCCGCTTGGCACATACGAGCGCTATCTCGGCGTCTTGTGCGTCACGGCTACCACGACGACCACGGCGGGCACGATCGACGCTTTCTTGACCAAGGATCCGTCGAAGTGGCTGGCGTTGCCTAATGCGCCTGGCGCGAGCATTGGCATTTAACGGAGGCTGACCAATGAAAACCGTGCGAGCAACCGCGCTTGGATACCACAACGGCTCACGGGTGCGGCCTGGCACGGTCTTTCAGGTCGCTAACGAAGCTCGGGCTAGCTGGTGGGAGGAGGTCACATCGCCCGCCCCGCCGGCGCCCGAGCCTCGTAAGACCCTGAAGCTCCCCGTTGAGCCAAAGACGACTGAACTGCTCTAACCTAGCGGGAGGCTTCGGCCTCCCGTCACCCTTTGAGGCGCGACATGGCCAGCGTGATCGATATCTGCAATCTCGCCCTGAGCCATATTGGCGACCGCGCCAATATCACGTCGATTGATCCGCCAGAGGGGTCAGTGCAGGCCGAGCATTGCGCCCGCTTTTACCCCATTGCGCGCGACACGCTCTTGCGCATGCACCCTTGGACCTTTGCCGTGAAGCGTGTGCAGCTTGCCAGCGCGGCCTTGATCGTCCCTGCGGCGCACCCTTGGCAATATAGCTACGCTGCTCCCGGCGATCTTCTGACGATCCTCGGAATTTATTCCGGCGCGCGGCAATTCGACGAAAACGCTGATGAGTACGAGTACGAGATCGGCAACGACACCAACAACACCCGCGTGATTTACACTAGCTGCGACGCGGCGAGCATGCGCTACGTCTCGCTGGTGACTGACAGCACGCGTTTCCCACCGCTCTTTACCCAGGCCGTGAGCTGGATGCTGGCGAGCCATCTGGCAGGCCCGATCATCAAGGGTGAGCCTGGGGTCAAAACCGCCCAGGCTGCGCTACAGACGGGCATGAGCTATGCCCGCCAAGCCATGGCGCAGGACGCGAACGAGCGCCGTCGCAACAGTGTGCGCAACGACACCCGCCACACCGCCCCATGGCTGTCCAATCGGGCGCTGATTTGGCCCTACAATGACGAGCCTTATCAGCCATGACCAAAGTCTACACGCGCTCGTTCAACGGCGGCATTGTCAGCCCGGAAATGTTCGGGCGCATCGATGACGTCAAGACCAACACCGGCTTGGCGGTGTGTCGTAATTTCTATGTCCTGCCCCAGGGGCCGGTGGCCAATCGGCCCGGCACGCAGTTTGTGCGCGAGGTTAAAACGAGCGCCAAAACGACGCGTATGCTTCCGTTTCGCTACAGTGCGACGCAGACGGTGGCTATCGAAGCGGGCGAGGCGTATTTTCGATTTCACACCTTCGGCGCGACCCTGCTGACTCCGACGACTGGCGTCAGCGCGTGGGCAATCGCCACGGCCTACACCCCCGGCGATCTTGTCACCGCAGGCGGCAAGACATGGTATGCGGTCGCGGGCAGCACCGGATCAGACCCTACCGTGGCGGCTAACCAGTACGGCGCAACGCCGGTCATCTCAGCGACTTGGGTGCAGACTGCTGGCCCCGTCAGCACACCGCCGGCAGGCTACACCAATGGTGGCACGGTCCTGCCGACCCAGGCCACGATCGGCGCGCAGATCTATATCAGTGAGATTACCTACACTTATCCGCCCTTTGGCGGCTTCAACGGTGGCGGCGAGTATTGGTACCTCGAGCTGGAGCCGATTGAGACCGTGGTCTATTACGGCTACACCGGCACCGCTGTCACGGCCCCGACCGGCCAGTGGTACGAGATGGGGACGGTGTATCAAATCCCGTCGCCCTATGCCGAGGCCGACCTGTTCGACCTGCATTATGTGCAGTCTGGGGATGTGATCACGATCACGCACCCCAACTACGCGCCGCGCGAGCTGCGCCGTTTGGGCGCGACGAAGTATGTCCTAAACACGATTACCTTCGGCTCGACGCTTGCCGCGCCGACGATCGCCAGCGTGACCCCAACGCTAGGATCATCACCATCGTTGGCCCAGACCTATAGCTATGTGGCCACGCGCGTCGCTGACGACCAGCTTGACGAGAGCAACCCGTCTGCGCCAGTGACCGCCAGCAACCAGCTATTTGACACTGGCGCGCTCAACACGATCAACTTCGCGACCAGCGCCCGCCGCAATGTTTACCGCGAGAGCGGTGGCATCTACGGCTTTATCGGCCAATCCACCGGCACGACCCTGGTGGACGACAACATTGCGCCCGATACCTCTCGCGCCCCGCCGCTTAACCAAAACCCGTTCGCCTCCGACTTCCCCGGCGCAGTCTGCTACTACGAGCAGCGCCGCGTCTTTGCCGGCACGCCTAACCTGCCGCAGACCTTCTGGATGACCAAAGCCGGGACCGAGAGTAATCTGGATTACTCTATCCCCGTGCGTGATGATGACGCGATCTCGGTCAAGATCGCCGCGCGCGAGGCCAACAGCATCCAGCATGCGGTGGTGATCGGTGACTTGCTTCTGCTGACCGAGAGCGCAGAGTGGCGCGTGGGCAGCTCAGGCGATCTCCTTGCGCCGACCACGATCACCGTGCGCCCGCAGTCGTATATCGGCGCGTCCCATGTGCAGCCTGTCACTGCCAACACGGTGGCGATCTATGCCGCCGCGCGGGGCGGGCATGTGCGCGCGATCGGCTTCGACAACGATATCCAGAGCTACATCTCTATCGATCTCAGCCTGCGCGCCGCGCACCTGTTTGACTACAAGACGATCAAAGATCTTGCCTACGCCAAGGGTCCGATCCCGATCGTCTGGGCCGTCTCGAGCGATGGCCGCTTGCTGGGCCTGACCTATGTGCCAGAGCAGCAGGTCTATGCCTGGCACAGCCACGACACGCAAGACGGCTTCTTCGAGAGCATAGCCGTGGTGAGTGAGGGCAACGACGATATTCTCTATGCCGTCGTGCGCCGCACGATTGGCACCGCCACAAAGCGCTATGTCGAGCGCCTCTCGAGCCGCTACTTTCAAGACCTCAAGAACTTCTTCGGGGTGGATTGCGGCCTGACCTATTCCGGGGCTGCGGCCACCACGATCAGCGGCCTGTCTCACCTCGAAGGCAAGGCGGTCTATATCCTCGCCGACGGCGCGGTCATGCCGCCTCGAGTTGTGAACGGCGGGCAGATCACCTTAGACAAAGCCGCTTCCCTTGTGCATGTCGGCTTGCCGATCGTCAGCGATCTCCAAACCCTGCCCCTGGCCGTCGAGGTTGAGGCTTACGCGCAGGCGACCAAGAAAAACATCAAGGCCGTTGCGCTGCGCGTCTATCAATCCAGCGGGATCTATGTCGGCCCGGACGCCGATCACCTGACCGAAGCCAAGATCCGCACGACCGAGCCCTACGGCTCACCGCCCGGTTTGCAGACGGGTGAGGTGGAGGTGGATATTTCGCCGGCCTGGACGACGGAAGGACAAGTTGTCGTTAGGCAGGTCGATCCTGTACCGTTGACCATTGTGTCTATGACCACGACCGTTTCGTTTGGGGGATGATGTGGGTTTTTCTGCTTTAGTCCTTCAGGGCGGGGCTGCCGTCACCCAGGGGATCGGCTCTTACTACGCTGCTCAAGGCCAACGCACGGCTCTGCGTTCGCAGGCGCGCATTGCCGAGGTCAATGCCCGCATGGCCGAGGGCCAGGCGCGCGATGTCATGATGCAGGGCGAGGCCCAGCAACAGGCTATCCGGCAGCGTGCGGCTGAAATCAAAAGCGGCCAGCGCACGGCCCTTGCCAGCAACATGATTGACCTGGGGTCGGAGACGGCGGTCGCTTTGCAGACCTCGACCGACTACCTCGCCGCGCGCGACGTGCAAACAGCCGAGGCCAATGCCCTGCGCCAGGCCTGGGGCTATCGCATGGAGGCGACCGGCCAACGCGGCCAAGCCTCTATGGCGCGGGCGACCGCTCGAGGGATCAACCCCTTCCTGTCTGGCGCAACCTCGCTCCTAACCGGCGCGGCGCAGACTGGGCTGACCTACGCTCAGATGAAAGGCGCTGACGTTA